AATCCCCCACCATAAACTGTGTTAGGTCTGTTTAACATCCCTAAAATAAAAGTAAAATTAACATTATACTTATCAGCTGATTTGTGAACATTAAAATTAACGCTTCCACAAACAAAATCGTCATCATCTGCGGACTTCCCTGATAAGTTTATTCCGTTAGTCCAGCTAATTCTGTTTTTTGTGCTATCTGACCTTGATGTAGCTCCATAATATTTAGAATCTTTCCATCCGTCTATATCTCCTATTTGAATAAAAGCCCCTCCACGATCTACTCCAAGGGAAACTCCTTCAAATAATATAGAACCACTATGCACCCATTCAGGTATATCAATAAATTCATGTGAAGTACCTGAAGAAGTATCAATCTCAGTATAATATAATGTTGAAGGTAAACTAGAGCCTCCTCCATCATCTCCCTTCTCACCCTTAGGTCCAATAGATCCTATTGGTCCAACAGAACCAGCTTCACCTTTAGGTCCAGTAGGTCCAGTAGGGCCATCAGATCCTTTTTGTCCGTCATTTCCATCAGATCCAGTAGGGCCAACAGTTCCGTCAATGCCATCACGACCTATTAGTCCATCAGAACCATCGTCTCCTTTAGGGCCAATCGGACCTTCGGGGCCTCCAGATGGTCCTTCAGGGCCAAGAAGTCCATCACTACCATTATCTCCCTTCGGTCCAACAGGGCCTTCTGGTCCACCAGATGGTCCAGTATCACCAGTTTTACCTATAGGGCCAATAAGTCCAGCGGGGCCATCAATACCTATTGGGCCAATAGATCCAATATCTCCTTTAGCCCCAATAGAACCATCAGAACCGTCAGAACCATTAGTACCATTAGTACCGTTGTTACCATTATAGCCGGGACGTCCTTGCGGTCCATTTTTACCAGGATCTCCTTTATCTCCTTTTTTACCTTCTTCACCTGTTTCTCCTGTCTTTCCTGTTTCACCTTCTAATCCAATCTGCACTAATGAAAAGTTTATGTCGCTAAAAATAACAGCAAGATCTTTTTTATGATCTACAGCACAGTACATTGAAATTGAATCGCCTGCATCTAAATCAACTAATCCACCTAAGGAAACGTCACCAGAGGCTGTTAATCCTTGGATTAATGAAATGCTACGTTTAATTCCTTCTACAGCAACTTGTCCATTATTTTTAAATATTTGAAAAAATACAGTACGAAAGCTCTCTTTTTTATTAATAGCTTTTGCATAGAATGACACTGAATACGTTCCAGCACGATGAACTGTTATATTCCCTTGGTTGTGATTATTTGTTGCTTCACTTGATGGGCCGTTATTAGTATAAGTAACAATCTTCGTTTTACCATTTCTTGAACTTATTACGTCAGTTTCCTTAATATTGTCAGCAGCTATAATTGATCCATAAGATGCTTTAATTACTTCTGGCTCTGGTTCTGTATCTGGTTCAGGGATATCAATTGGTATATGATTAACCCATAAATTTGGATTTACAGATTTAAGAAATACAGGTCCGCCTAATGTAGTGTCAAAGTATTGACGACCTATAAACAAGTCTTTAATAGGTCTACTTGAAGTAGGTCCTGAGTCTTGTACACTTATAGCAAGGTTATGCCATCTATGGAACACATCATTCCATACTTCAGATGCCATTCCTGATAATACCTCTGTACCATTATCGATATCAGGCTGTATTAATGGCGAGCCATTAGGATAATCAAAGTCTTTATTAGCCACCGCCTCTCCCCCAAGCTTCAACAAATACAGTTTTAACTGGATCAGTAACACGAAACTTAAACAACCAGTCTCTTGAACGACCTAGCCTTCGCCAAACGGCGCGCTTACGATATTTACCTATTTTACCAAATGTAACCCATATCTCTTGGCTCCATGCATGACCGCCATCTTTAGAGTACTGCATCATAATGACTGGATCTTCACCTTGACCTACAGCAATTCCAACACCAGATTCCATTTCAAGCCACACTTCATCGAATACACCCCAGTTACCTGAGTCTTGATGTCTACTGATAAATTCTCTTACAATCGGCTCATCGTTATCAGTTAGAGTTTCTGGGTTAATTGTTGAAATAATACCTTCATCGAAATTAGATACAAAAGACCTATTCAAATGATTGTATTGTATCTCAGACTTATGTCGTCCAACAGATGAAGTTAATTTACTCCATGAATTTGATAGACCGTCATATAACCATGAAACGTTAGGCGTAGGAAAGTTGATCTGATACATAGGGTGACCACTTACCATATAAGAGAGCCCTGTTGCATCTGATACAGCGTTATATATAGATATATCATTATCTAAATTATTAGAAGATACAGGTATTGCCTGATAGCTCTTCATAACACATACTTGAGAAGCTCCTAATCGGTTCTTACGTAAGAATATAAGTGAACCTGAGAACTTAACTAATGACCATCTTGCAGCTAATCCCCATTCAATAGCTGATGCACCAATACGTGCAAACGGGAAGTCTAACGCTCCTGAGTTTCCCCAGAATTCAGTAGTTTCTTCACCAAATAATATTAACTGGCCGTTATTAGCTATTACTCTTATTAATTGATCAGGATTAGATTCTGCTGTGGCAAAGTCTAAAGCATTCCATGATGTTCCGTCCAATATTCCAGACACAAAGAATCGTGATGAATTTGGCTCGTTAACAATAAACCTGCTATTTAAGAATGTTACTGTGTCTCCCCCTGGGAAGCCATCTGCTGTTATTTGTTCAAATGACTCTGTTTCTATAGTGTATATATATCCATTAGGACCATCTACAATGATTATCTGAGCACCATTATCCGACATATCAACTCGTCCTGCTCCAGTCGCTAACGTACCTATTGGTTCAACAGTATTATCATTCTCTATTTTGTAGAATATGTTTCTATGTACTGCATATCTAAAATTACCTACTGCATACAACCCTCTTACAGGAGTTGCCCCTAAGTCAAGCTCGAAGTCTCTACCTGGGGTAGGATATAAAGCAATCGCTCCTTTCTCTGGGTCTCCTGTAATCTCAACATAGAGATTCTCACGGACCTGAGCGCTTACATTAGCAGATTTGCTTGATGTACCCAATCCAAACAGAGGCAGCTTCTTGAGATTAGTTGTACCCATTAGTAGTTATCGCTTAAAATATTATAAGAGTTAGTATTGTTGTTACGATTCATGCTGGCAGCTTCTGATCCAACACCATATGTACGATGATTGAAACGTTTAATCCTAGCCATTGAGCTGCGTGCCTCTTGTAGAACTGATGCTGGCACAGCTATACCAAATTCTCCTGCAAGTGCAGGGGAAAGGTTATATACCATGAAATGCTTATACCCTACAGGCAATTCAATCTCAGTTGTAAGATTAGGAAACGATTGAAGCTGCTGTCTAAAACGTACACCCGTCATATCACCAGCCGGAGCTGGGTAGAAATGCAGTGTTCCTAGTGGGAAAGTCTGTTCATACCAAGCATAAGAAGGGTATGGAACTGTAATTCCTTTATTCTGTATATGATCCCACTGTGGAGCATCTGTTAATATCTTCATAGGATAAGATAAAGAAGCAGACTGCGTGAACGCAGAAGTAATTGAAAGAGGTCTTTCTGGAAGATCTATATCAGCCCCAGGTCCAATTGAATAATCATTCTGCCCATTAACTGATTGAAACATATGCAACGTCTCAACATAAATATATAGGTTATCTAATGACCATGACTCCATTTGAAGGTTTAGCACTGACAGAGAGTCTTGTGCTTCTTCGTCAGAAAGAACATCTCCTATCCCTAAAACTCGTATCTGTCTTAACGAAGCTTTTATTACGTCTAACGAAGTAGTTATCATTCTTTCCTCACAGTTTATTTACTCGTCGTATTTCTCTTCAGCACCAACCCATTCAACTGGTACAAACTCATCAGCTAGAAACATAATGTCATTCTCTCGAATAACCTTGTATTTGCCTTCTTTTATAAACTCTCCACTTGAATCTGAATGCCATACATATTGTCCAATCTCTACATCAGGTGAACGGCGTGTACGCTTGATTCTAAATCCTGGACCTTTCGCAACTACTTTACCACATATGGATAATCTTCCATTCTTCCATCTTGAGTCTTGAGGAAGCAAATCTATATATTCATTACTTTCAAATATAGGCTCGATTATCACTCTATTTGCTGTAGTTTGCATATTGTCCTTTGTGAATTCATAAAAGAAGGGGGACGTTTCCATCCCCCAGTTTTGTTAACTTACTCGTACTGCTAGTTCAGGGTACACAGCCTTGAAGCCATGCAATACATCTAAACGGCAAGGAAGATCATCAGTACCAATACGGTATTGACGAACTAGTCGCATAGATATTCCGTTGTAGTTAGAACGTGCATACATATCCACACCACGAACTTCGATCAAATCAGCCGTAGCTAAAGTGAATGCATCCTTATGGAATACCAAGTTCTGGTTAACAGCAGCTGTCGCTGCGCCTAACTCCATAAGAAACCTTAATGGCGTGTTATCAGGAATCGCTCCGCTTGCGCTGGTAACATTCTGATATTGACCACTAAAGATTGGATATGGAGCAACTGGGATCGTAGCATTACCTGTAACATTACCTGAAGTATCACGGGTAACTACAAATGTTTGCAACTGACCACTATCTTCTCTGTTTTGTGGGTTAACTGCGTTAACGCCTGCAAGAGTGAAGGTATCACCAGCTTTTACTCGTTCTCCTACGGATGTAGACCAACCATCAGTTATTAAAGGCCACGTGCGTGAAGCATCAGCACCGGCTGAACCGATAGCACCTGCTGGCTCTGTACCACCTTGAATACCAACAGTAAGAGGAGTTCCTCCGCCTGCTCCTGGTTTATGGTTACGTACATTTTGGTCCATGCTGAACATGAATCCAAGTGCTTGTCCCATATTACCAGATTCATACTGCTCAGAAATCTTAGTAGAGCTCTGGAACAGTCCTTTCAAGTCTTCAACCAATAATGCCTGAGCAAATGGTCCGAGAATAGACGAACGCTGGTTATCACGAGGAGCTGCCTGAAGATCAAGCAATGCACCAGCCCGTAGATATTTAGAAGATAGCGTTGAACCAGGTGCTGATCCGTCAACGAATGCAGGGACTGATGTGTATAGTCCAGTACCACGGTTATCAATCTTATTAGCCAATGATGTTGCGTTTGGCTTAATAACACGGTTACTAAAATCGTCAATAGAAAGAGTCAGTTCTTGCGAAGTGAAGCTCATATCAACGTGAGACTGGTTAGTCAAAACAACAGGTACGTAGGTTTCAGTGAAATCCTGAACATCTAGACCAGCACCTTCTGATACGGTAGAGCGAACTGGGCGGCGAGTATTAACTGTTGCACCAATCTTTGCTCCTGTTTGTGCGAACTCTTTAGAGTATTCGCGGTTAATGTACTTACTAAATGTAAGATTATTTTCAAGGATACGCTGTGTTTCCTGTAGTATCTTGAGCGTTGTTAATGTATTGTTAGCCATTTTTAACCTCTTAGTTTGTCTTGAGCGGCATTACGAGCGTTTATAAAATCTTGTGTACTCATTTTGTCACTCATTACGTCTTTACTTGATGATGGTCGTCCGCCGCCTAAGGGTTCCATGGCATTGTCAGACCTCGCTTGTGTTTTATTTCCGGTTTCAGCAACCGCGAACTTTACTTCGAGTTTGCCTATTTCCCGTTGAACACCGCGAGGGCTTAATGAGTTAATTCTCTCAGCCTCGGCATGATTCGCCGGTTTTGCAAGGTAATACGCTATACGATGACCTACTGGAGAATCACAAACGCCTATATATAATTCACTACCAACGTTTATTATCTCATCTTCAACAGCAAGATTAATAGCTGTATCAAAGTCCTTGAATTCTTTACGGCCTTCCTCTATCCTTTGGTTGGCCTGTTCTTGGAACTTCTGTTCAGCACTCTTCTTCTTACCTGCTTCAGATTCCTTTGCTCTCTGCTCATCATAAGCTTTCAGCTTAGCTGAGACCTTTTGATCGGCACGATAGTCAGAGCGTGCTTCTAAGTAGTCTTCATAAGTCTCATAGTCTGCTCGTACTGGTGATTCTTCACCCGATTCGCTATCGGTAGCTTTTATTTCTTTTGCTTCTTCTTTTGCTTTATCTAGATCATCTAGTCTTGCTTGCATCTGTTGCAATTTCTTGTCGCCACTGCGATCACGCTTCTGATCACGTTCTTTAAACATCCTATTGATATCATCTTTAGAATACTTCTTTTCTGTATCTTCGCTAGAAGAATCATCTTGGTCAACTTCAGCCTCTTTTTCTACAGAGCTATCCTGATCATTGTTATCCTGAGCATTGTTAGCTGCTTCAACTGCTTCCTGTGAAAGTGTTTCTGATACTTCTGGTGATTCTGTTACTTCTGCTGCTTCTACTGATAGGCTGTTCGTTTCCATTACTGTTCTCCTTTATCCCCTGGTGAATTAGCACCGGTACTATCTTTCAAAGTTTCCATGAACACGGCGATGGTATTCTTCATTTGAGCCATCTCGTCTTGCATTCCCTTCTGTCCTGCTTGCATTAATGCAATATCCTTTCTATTGTTGGCGTTAATTTGAGCAACTTGGATATCTGCTATTGATTTAATAGTAGCATTCTCTGTCGAAGCTTCTGTATCAGCCATCTTAATCTGAAGCTCTTCTGCCTTAGAGTTAAGTTGTGTTTCCAGTTCTGCAATCTTAGCTTGTGATGCTTGTACTATCTCACCACCTTCTTGTAACTGTTGTTGCATAGATTGCATCTGCGCTCTTACCTGAGGAGGTATATCCTCCATTGCTTCAGCATTAGCAACAGCTGCTATTTCAGGAGGTAACATAGCTTTCAATCGTTTAGCCATCTCTGCTGCACCTGGTGTATCCTGATTCTGGAAGAATATATCGCCCAAAATTGAGAACATCTGTGGAGCAGCCTGAAATACTTGTCCCATGAATTCAGAAGATTCCTGCCTCTGGGTAGAGTAAGACGGACCAACAGTTGAAACTACATCATAACAACCCATACATATATTATATATCTTGGTTGTATTACCTTCATAATCTTCTTCTTTACGTACTGATTCTTGTTGGTTAGGATCTAATCTTACTTGGCTTGTTTCGCCATCAAGACCTATTATCCTTATTACATCACGATCTTTATAAACATGAGGTATCCATTGAACCAATACTCGTCCTGCTTGTGCAATAGCTTTAGCTAAGTTATCAGGATAATGATAGGTTGATACATCACCTTCCCGAACTCTTGCATTAATAGCCCTTCCACTTGTTTCGTTTCCTTTCTGTCCTAATGATGCAGCACCCATACCAGTTACATCTTTCAATGCTTGTTGGCTAAGAACTAAACCATTTATTAACCCTTGTGAGGCCATTGGTGGGGGTTGACGTTGTGGAGCACCTGCTGGGTTACCTTGTGAATCCGTAGAGTTATATTCTAGGAAAGCAAGGTTGTCTGTAGTAGCACGTTGCCAGTCATTCTCAAATCCGTCAAATGCACCTGCTGCACCAATATAAGGAGTCTTTGTTTGTGTAGTAATAGACTCTATATAAGCAGAGAAAGAATATGACACCATACGAGCGGCATCTCTTGAATCTCTTACAAGTCCTTTGTATACCACTTTATTGTCGTCAATGAACATTTCGCCAGGTACACGAAATACTGGTACATAGCTGATAGGGAGTATCACTTCTTTTAGTATCTTTGCTCCGCTAATCTTACGCCATACACAGTGAGTCATCCTTTCTGTCTTTTTAGTGAACCCATCATCTTCAAGCTCGTCAATTTCCATGTCGTAGTCTTCAAGATGCATCCACTCTGCAATTCTTACTGTATCTTCAGTCTGCCAATCACCAGTGCGTGAATCAGCACTTCCTTCACTGAATTCTACTATATCGTCTTTACCATACTCTTCTTCATACTCATCCCTAGGCATATCCTCGGCAATAAACGCATAGCGAAAATTAGCACCTACAGGATCAAGCGCTAAAGGATCAACGAAGACTGATGAAGGGTTTAGTATTGGTTCTATATATAATTCTTTCTTACGTGATTCTCTGGAGTATTTTTCTACTATTCTGAAATATCCTGTTCCAGTTACTGTTTGATAGAAGTTTGCTGTCTCATATGCTGTATTAGCATTAGATTGTTGTTCAATATGACGAATTAAGCCATCCAGTATCTCAGCAGTACCAACATCGGCATCACTATCAACAGGACGTATCTTAATAGAAGGCTTGTTCTGCCTTACATCATTAGTTATCTGTCTTACCCTAGGAGGTAGATCGCTTATAGTAAAACAAGGACGAGCACCTAATGGATCATTTACTCTTGAAGTACGAAGAGAATCATCCCAAATACCATGGCCGTTATATATCTGCATATCCTGCTCTGCTTCATCTCTTTCTGTTGCAGATGCAGAACTAGCAGCTTCAAACTGTTTACGAGCCTTCTTTAGCAAAGCTTCTGGTGAGCTCTTCTTAGCTTTACCAGCCATACTTGCTGTTGTAATTTCATCATTCTCTCCAGCAACATGCTGTGTTGAAAAGTCTGAGTCTCTAGCGAACGTGTCGTCTTCTTTTATCATTATCCCATCCATGAGTTAGCCCCAGCGAATGAGCGGGGACGTAGTCTTTGTTTAACTGGAGCTTTATTTACTATTCCAGGGAAAAGCTCTGCAAATGCAAATACATAAGCATCAGCCCTATTTGGTGATCTGCTTCCAGTATATCCTCTTGTAGTAAAACTACATAATTCTTCTTCTAACTCTGGGAAGTAGCCAACATGACGTATCTTACCTTGCTCTACTAATGCAGATAGTGGTTCAGCTCTTACGGCCTTTCCTCTAGAAGAGGTTATCTTCTTAAAAGGAACTTTGGAATCAGCAGCTTTAATAACAAAGCTTACCATTTCACCACCATAATTAACTTCACCTACTATAATATCAGCAGCATGCCTATGATAAGCATCTGTTGCAACTTTACCCCATGTTTCTGGACCTGCTTTCAATGTTAAGTCTTCTAACAAATAACCATTTCCGTCTGTTCCTAATCCTGCAACCACAATTCCAATAGCATCATTATCCGCTTCCTCTGCATCACTTGCACCAGAAGGATCAACTGCAATTACTAGTCGTAACATCTGTGGTAGCTCTATATTAATCTGACGATTCTTGCTTATTGTTATATCATTAAACAATGCATCAGGATTCTCATCCCTAAACTCTCCATCCAAGAACCTGCGTCTTTCTCTAGCAGATAGTCCAGATAGTACACCATCTATATAGTTAGGTGGTAGATTATCTGTGTTATCCGTGGGGTTCATTTGAATTGTTGCGAAATCTTCTGGATCTTTTAGAACAGCTCTTGTTTCTGGATCGAGCTTCTGTATGAACATTTTGTATGACCAGTGACCTTTATCAGGTGGATTCTCATCATAGTAAATCTTAAGAGGTAACTGTTGTTTAACACCATCTACTTCTTGATAGACCTTCTGGGCCAATCGTGTCATTGCAACATTACGAGCAGCATAGGCAATCTGTGAACATTCACACAAAGCAATAGTGCAGTACTCGTTACCTAGAATCTTATCAACTCTGTCTTTATCATCTAATCCGCCAAACCATATCTCAGATCCATTAGCAAACGTTGCATATAGATCAGACATATTAATATTGTACTCTATCCCTGGGAAACATAACTCCATCACCTTAGGAAAGGTATCCATTACTATTGATTGCTTTACTGCATTGTTTCTGTAACGAAGTACAGCATGACGTGACTTAGGAGCTTTAATAGCTCTAACAACAATAGCTCGTAACCATAAAAACGTCTTGCCTGAACGTGAACCGCCATATAACAGATTATGGGTGGACTTTCCCCCTAATAGCTGGTTAGCCTCATTCTGTCTTGACGTTAGTTCGAACATATGTTTTATAGATTAGCATCATGGGTTGATATGGTTATAGTGGATTCTACTTGTGCTTCTATCTGAGTTATTGACTTGCCGTCAATCCTATCACCTAATTCTTTAATAGCAGATATATCACCTTCGGTTGCCATCTTTACTAGCTTATCGGCAATCTTTCTTAACTTTTTACCATCATCAGCGGCAACAGATCTATTTAGAGCATCTCTCCAACGAGCATTTATATACCTATTAGGCTTACCACTCTTTGATCCGGCGTTTGGGTCTCCTTTGCTGAAAGGCATATAAAACTCCTTTTTGTTTGAATATCGTTACTTCAAGTTAGCATAACGATTATCTGTTCTAATACCATTAATATGCTCTACATCCCTTTGAGGATAAGCGCCCGTCATATAATACATAGCTAAGTCTTGTAAAAGATAATGTGTGCCTTCTAGAAAGATTATATTATATCCTTCAGACTGCAGAGCAGTAACAGTATCTCCTACCTTAAGCCTCTTCCTTATATCCTTTAAACAAGTAAACACACCTGTTATATGGTTGTAATCAAGCAATCCCCTTAATCTCTTTAATGTTATCATTAATGGCACTTCCTATTAAATTCATCTAAAGCCGCTTTGGCTAATTCAGGAGTATTGAATAATGGTAAGTAATGAACCTTGTTATTAACAATAGCTTCTGGCCTAAAGTTATTACCTACCTTATGTATATCTGCAAATTCTGTAGTTCTAAGCCTATCTGCAACAACAGGTGGGTTAATAGCTACGACATTACTAGGAAGAACCTCTTCGGCTTCCTTACCTAGATTTGCCCAAGTATTATCTTCTCTCTTATTGTTTAGATGCTTAACAAGCTTTGTAGGAAGAACTCCGGTCATATACAGAACTGCAAGACTTGATGCTTTATATACCATGCCATCTATCTTAATATGAATACGACCATCAGGCTTAACGCTTCCAGCCATATCACCGTACTTCATCTTCCTACTCTTAGGAGCTGTCCATGTAAATATCCCTGTATCAGGGTTGTATACCATCATACCTCTTAGTTCTGCCTGTGAAATCATAGTTACCTTATTAGACCGACATAAATATAATAGTTGCTCCTATTGATACCACGAAAGCAACTAACGCTAACTCTATAGTGACTCTGTCATAGTTTTCTTTAGCTTCAACCTGTATCTGTTTAAGCCTAGCTTCTTTTGATGCTATACCTTTACCATGCTTAAGACGCCTGCAACTTCCATTCTGACTTATTATGGCCATTTTATTCCCCTTTGAGTAACAACATGTAGATTAATAACATATCATTTAATACAATTACCATCCCTATAAAAAATAGACACTGAACTGAATAAAATCATATACTTGCAAATAAAGAAAACTACCTCTTCTTTTATACTGTACCACAATATCTAGTATTACACAATTCCTAGTATTTCATGCTCATGCATTACTTTATAATCAACGCCATCCATTTGAATGGGCTGTCCTGCAAACTTACCAAAGGAGATCCTATCACCATCTTGAACACTTATAGGTTGAATGCGTCCTGTATCATCAGGTAGTCCTGGGCCACAACGTATTACAATCCCTTCCTGTATCATCACAGGATGTTCATTAATAATCATTATACCGCTCTCTGTCTTCTCTTCTAACTTAATCTCTCCTACTAATACCCTATCACCTAATGGCTTAAGCATTGTTTTTCCCTTTTCATTAATAAAGAAATAAGCTCTTCTAACTCTTTAATCTCTTTCTCTTTCTTCACAATATCTGCGAAATAGAAACCTGTTCTAACATGTCCCTTAGAAAACCTATTAACACATCTATACAGATCAGCAACATCTGACACAATAGCGCGTGCATAATCTTCTGTGAGCGTTATCTTACGTTCAATAGATAGGTCATCATCTTCTAAATTAACGTCAAGCATGTTATTCCCCTTTAATTTCCATTATGTGCAGAATAGAGTTATGCGTATTCTTTGCCTCTGTCTAGAATTCTCATACGTTCTTCCTCAGCTAACCTAGGATGTTTACGCTTCAAGTCATCCATCGTTGGTGTTCTTGCAGATACCAGAGCATATTGCTTCCTAAGTTCAGATAAGCGAGCTACTGATGCTTGGTACTCATGAACGTCTGAAGTACTAGGACCTCCTAAGCTTTTATCGTACGATGCTGAATACAACATATTCGTAGTCATTTCTAACTT